TTGATCTTTTCTTTGTTGTAAACATTTGTCCAGATTGTGGCGTTGCTGGTCCAATCAGTTCGACATCTTCAAAGTGTTGCCACATAGTGAAGCCTGCCGTTGCTGATCCGGATCCAACAATTAAATCTTTATATGGAAATATAACAAATGTACCAGTAGAATATAAATAATTTGTATCAGTGATAATAGCTGCTGTTGGTACAAAATTTGCACTGGAAACGTAGGGAATACGTAATTCAACTTCAGTATCGCAATTCAAATCGAACTCTACACGAGGCAGTTGTGTTCTTTGAACTAACTGGTTCCAATGAGCAATATTCCATGCTTGACCTTTCGAACTTGTGGGACTAGAGCCACCTGAAGGTATATATGCTAACATATATCTACCTTGTTGAAAACGCGTAGCATTGATTACTAAACGCACAACACAAGTTGCTCTGAATCCTAAAAATCCAGATAGTTTTGTCGATCTTACAGTAAAAGGTTTGATAAAATCGTGGGGCGAGTACTTCAATGAATATGGAGCAGTATAAAAAGTAGAGACAGAGTCTCCATTTGAAAAATTACCACTCATAATATTCACTGGTTTTTCGAAAAAAGTCTTAATAGACTGTTCATATTGATCAGTACTAGACTTATAAAATAAAGAAGAAACTTTGGAAATCATAGAATCTTCTGCTTTTACTACACTGGCATCAGACACGAACGCTGTAGTAGCTTGTTGTTCTCGTGACTGCTCTTCATCTGTCCTTTGTGAAGAGGTATTATTATCGTTTTGTTCTGGAGGTAAGGATCTTGGATTTTGAAAGTCTCCCATGATCAGTAAGCTAAATAGCAAAGACTTCTATTGCCGCAGCAAGCTACATTGAGATGCAGCCAGATCACACGACAATGGGCTAACGGTAGAGCCATTCCGGATCTTTTAATGACATATCAGGTCAGGGGATATTTAGTGAAATACCAAATCACTATCAAAAGTGCGCCTGCGCATCTCTTGATGTGAAAGGTAAAATTCTTCACAATCGGAGCTTTGTGCAACATTACGTTCAAATGCTCTGACAATGTTATTTCGCCATATTTCATATGTATCTCGATCATACAATGCCAGTTCTCTCAAACTACATTTAATGTTGTCTACAGTTATTTGCAAACCATTGGTCTTGGAAGTCCAACTAGGTATTTCTAGAACGACATCCAGTCGCAACGGTGCAATCCATCTCCTAATAACCTTATCAAAAACAAAGCTCCTTTTTAAGAACTCCACTTCATCTAAGTTCCTCATAGGAACTGTAGCTGCCATTTTAAGCTCGGTGGTATATTCAAGACCTAAATCTTTCATATAATTAGCCAAAGATATTTCGTTAAAAACATCTCGGAATTTGGGATGTACTGAAAATAAGTTATCATCACCATAAAATATTGCATATACATACTTCGAAAATAGGAAAGGATCTAGATCCATCCTACACCAACAAAGACGAAACGCAAATTCATTATACATACAATTAATAATAGTTGTAGCAGGGTTGCCACTAGGCATTCCGCCATTCCACTCATATACCAGATCTCCTGATACATGTTTGGAGTTGAC